ATGTCCTGTTGATGCCCCAGAGTTTTGATAAAAATATCCTCCAGTAAAATCTGTTGAACCATTAAAATACATAATAGTAGTTTGACTCCAAGCTGGGTCTGCAAAGCTTGAAGCATTAACATTACTTGAACCATGATGTGGAATTCTATTTCCAATTATAGTGTCTGCATTAGCAGTGCTACCATTTTTTAAAAAACCTGACATAAAAAACCAGTCGTTACTCGCATTTTCTCTTGATACCTGCCCATTAAAAGTTAAAACATAATATCCAGCTTGTTGGGGTGTAAACTTATAAGTTGTATGGTCATACCATCCCTCTGTGTCAATTATTTCTGTGTCATATTGTATTATTGTCCAAGTTCCTGTCGCAATATAATTAGTGCTATGGTCAGCAGTATACTTTGCACTAAACATTGGCGTTGATTTGTTTGTTGATATTTCTCCAGCACTATCAGGCAAACTTAATGTTCTATCAGTATTCGTATTAGGTGCTGATATTGTTAATGTTCCTGAACCTGATGCGTTTGGTTCTATTTTAATTTTTGACATAATTAAGTTCCTTTTGGATATTTGTCCTTAATAGCTTTAATTGTTTTTTTCCAACCAGCAACGCCATTATGGTATATGTCATCAAGTTGGTCTTGTATTGGAGGATATTCTGCCAATCTGTCATGCTTGTATTGGTCAGGGTCTTTCCACTCATTGATTTTATCCTCATCAATTTCAATTTTGTTTCCTGTTGCATCAAAGCAACCCAAATCATCATTAATACATTTAACATCAGGGTAAAGTGCATAAACTGCTTTATGGTTCAAGGTGCTATCTCCCATAGTGTAATAGTGCTAATTCCTCTTTTACCAACATTGTTATTCTGGTCATTTGGACTTCTATTAAAAAAACAAGTAACAGTGTTATCATTTTTTAAATATAACTGATAAGTGGTGGAACTTGTTGTTGCTGGCGAATCTAAAAAAGTATAACTTGCTTGGTTAGATTGGTTTGCGTCACCATTGTAACCTAAACCCATACCTACTTGTTGTTTTGAACCACTTGCATCACCAACGCCAATAATAGTTGTTCCTCTTTTAAAATAACCACCATAAGTTGTAATGTGATTTGAAAACATACAATTAAAAATAATTAAAACTTTGTTTGATGAACTTGTAGGTGTAATTGATGATGCTACACCAGTAACAATAACTTCAGCACCATTTGATGTGGCAGAATAAGTTGAGGTCAATTGAGTTTGCACAACTTGTTTGACTGTGCCACCAATGTTGTCACTTGTTAGTGTGACACCCTCAATGCTTATACTTGTTCCTGAAATTACTGTTGCCATTCTAAACTATAGTCCATGTTTGTCCACTACCCACAGTTACTGAAACGCCTGAATTTATTGTTATAGTGCCAAAAGAACCAGCATTTTTACCTGAAGTAATAGTATAATTTGTAGTTACAGTTTGGTCGTTTTCAAAAAATACTTCATCTGAAGAACCGCCTGTGGCACCGCCACCCAAATTACCCCATGCGCCACCTTTATATCCCTCAAAACTAGATGTAGTTGAATTGTATCTTAGCATCCCGTTCGCTGGGCTACCAGAGCGCTGAGCTGTGGTTCCTGCAGGAACTTTCAGTTGTCCTGTACCCGAGAAAGTCCCATCTGCTGTTACTGTGAGAGTGTTTCCTACAGTAAGTGTATCACTTCCAGAACCTTGTTGGAAGTCTTTTAAATGAGCCATCAATTCTCTTATCGCATTATTTATTCCACTAGGTGGACAATTTTCTGCAATATTGACACTGTCTATATCGGTATTGTTACCAGCAGTTGCGTCGTATTCTGATATTTTAGTTTTTGCCATGTTTTATTTTCCTATGGTATATTTAATCTTCATCATCTCTTTCACCAATAACATCAATAGTCATTGATGGTGCTCTTAAACTTGTTTGCCCGGCGATTGGTGCTGTTATACCTAATAATGACGGCTCATTTATTATTTCTTCAATAGGCAACAAACTTTGAATATTTTTAGCAAACTGTTGTTCAGCAAGTCTATTTTTAAGTGCGTTGGCTAATAACCCACCAGATAATAAAGTTACGGCTGTTGTGCCTCCCTCTTGGAATGTTTCTGGTGCGGTTAAAAGAGTCCCTGTTGCGGCTAATCCTCTTCCTGACATTCTTCGAGGGTCAAGCCTACCAACAAGACCTAACAGCTTTTGTAATGCGCCATCTTTAGAGTCTATAATATTATCAATAATTTGCTCTTGTTCATTTGTTAAAAATCGTCTTCGTTTTTTTATTGCAGAAGTATCTCTTTTTCCTGTTCCGCCAAAAAATTTTAACAATTCATCTTTTAATAATTCATTAACGTTTTTATTAGAATTTTCAGACCTTTTTATTGCTATTTCAAGCGTGTCTTTAATATCATTATAAAAATTTTCTTCTTGATATGCTTTTTTAGCTGTTTGATGCGTAACAATATAATCTTCAGGAATTAAAGAATCGTCTAACATAAGTTGTTTTATGTCATCTACTACATCGCCGACGTCTTTAGTGTAAGTTCCTTTTCTTGCCGCCTCACTTACCTCGTCTTGCAAAGTTCTATTTAATGCTTTCAATTCCCTATAATTTAAATTACCTTTTTTATCTAATGCTTTAATATAATTATCAATTATATTAGACATGCGTGAATTAATTTTTTCTACTGTTTCTTCAGTTGTGCCGGCAATAAGTTTATTTTTCTGAGCAACAAGTCTATCCCTTATTTTACTTGCTGGTATTTCAATTTTAACAATATCTTTATCTAACTTATTAAAATTCTGTCTACTTGCATCACGTGCATCTTGCATTTGAGTTGTTACATCATCAAGACCACCTTTTATAGTAGGCGGCGGAGTAACACTTGGATAATCAAGCCCTGTACTTCTTAGTCCTCGTTTTGTTAAAGCACCTAAAGTTAGACCTAAACCCGTTCCAAAAATACCTTTATCTAAATCGTCTCCACCAACCGCTGTTACAACATCTTGAGCCGCTGGTATTGTGCCGGCAACAACACTTGAGGGTATTACATCTTCAGTGAAAGTTTTTTTAAGGGCTTTTCCTGTTTGCGTTGTTGGCTTTATTAACTTTAAACCAAGTGAGCTACCTAATCCAATGCCGGGCAAAACAACACCTGACGCACCTCGTATAAATTTATCTGCGGTAGAATCACCACCACGACCTATTTTTTCACCTAAATCAGACAATGTAACCGGGTCATATTCTGTTCCTGTTATCTTACTAATCCCTCTACCGATTGACTCAATAAAAGGGTCAAGAAACATTCCACCGGTTTCTAACACACCTTGACCAAGAGAACGAGTGCCGCCGATAATATCATCAATAATACTACTTTGTTTTCTTGTTACAGGGCTATCATCAGAAACAGCTTGAGGCGCATATTTTCTGTTGTATATTTCTTTTATTTCCTCACGAGAGGCACCAGCCCTAACAGGAAACCTAACTGATTTACCATCTTTAGTTATAAAATTAACAAATTGTGAATCTTCTTCAATTATTGTGTTTTCGGTTATACCATCTATATTTTGTTGTGCCATAATATTTTACCTAATAAAGACTTTCGCCATATTCTTGTTTGTAAAGGTCATTAACAGCTTTTTTGTTTCTTTCAAGAATTTCAACTAATTCATTTAAATTGTCAGTTACAGTTTCGTAAGATGGAATAATTGTTTCATCACCTTTAACAATTCCCTCTAAATTACCTAGTAATTGGTCAAATCTATCACCTTCTTTGTCTGATAATTGTCCCATCCCTGTTCCACCACTTTGTGATGATTGCTTTAAATCTTTAATAATTGCAAAGAAATTAGAACTTATGATTTTAGCTATTTTACTTCTATATCTTTCTCTGTCTTCTTTTAAAAACCTTTTTTGTGAAAATTCTTCAATTGCAACTGCGCCACTTCTAAGAATCTGGTCAATTAGCCCGGTTTCCCCTTTTTTATAAGAAACATCGCCAACAGTAAATGATTTTATTGCTTTTTCATCTGTTAATAGCTTTTTAATATTATTAATTTGCGTATCTGCTTGTATTATTGATTTTCTTGCAAGCGTCGCCTCTTTTGCTAATTTTACTGCCATGTTAGGTATTTGCGCATTAGCTTGAGCAGTATCAAAATTTGGATTTTTTCTTTCAATATAGTTTTTCGCCATATTATTGAAATTTAATTCTTTATCATCTATTTTAGTTTCACTTGCTACTACTTGCTCATCATCATCTTCATAAATTGTTATATCTTTTTGTTGCAAATTATTTTGCTGTGAGTCTGCCGCAACTTGCTCTGTTACAGGCTCTTGTTTTACTTGAGGCTCTTGTTTTACTTGAGGCTGTTCTTTTTTTTGAGTAGGAAACTGAGTTGGAGAAACTCCTCCATCAGTAGATGTGTCGCCTTTTTGTTCAACACCTAGAAAAAAATCAGACAACGCACTTCTTGCATTTGCAAAATTTGTTCTTGCATCTTGAAGTGTTTGAGGTTTTACAAGAGTCCCTTTTTCACTATCTGGCAAGTTATTTAATTGCCTTGTATATGCATCTCTCTCACGATTTAGTTTACCTTGAGATAAATTATATGTGGTTATCAATCTTTTTAACTCATCTGATTTTTCATTGTTTTGAGCAAATATATCATTAATTTCATACTCAAAGCCACTGAACTCTTTATTTAAACTTGTAAATTGTACCCCGGGACTATTTTTAAATACTTCATTTCGTAAATTAGCTCTTTCAATTAATGTTTTAGTAGTTAGTGGGGTTCTTATTAATGCTTGTTGTTGTTCCGGAGTCATATCATCAAAATTAAACCCTATATCTGCGGCTCTCTGAGTTTTTATTAAATCTATATTATTAAGGGTGCTATCTATATTTGTTGCAATAGCTTGTGCGGATTCATTATATGGGTTTTCTGAAGAAATTGTTGTTTTTAATTCTTTTAATCTGTTTGCATAATCATCAATGTTTTCGAATTTAATATTATTAATGTTATATCTTGATAATGTATCAGTAGACAGCGGTTTTTTTGCTTGAATTGATTGCGCTAAACCTTGATATTGTAATGCTTTCATTGGCATATCAAACACATTACCCATTCCGCCTTGTGTTTGTGCCGCCTGATTAATACTTCCAATAATTCTTGACAATGGCGTTAAATCTAAACCAGGTGTTGTTCTAGGTGCACCCATTTCTAATAATGCAGTACCAAGCCCGGTTCTAAACATATTACCCATATTTTGTCTTTGAGCATCTTGTTGTTGCTGAATTAATGCTTTTAATGAGTCATCAAGCATTAAACTATCCATGTAAGAGTTTGTTGGTGGCGGGTTTGGTGTTAAAAAACTTCCAAAACCTTGATTAAATCTGTCAAAATAATTTGCCATTTTATTCCTAAACTATTAAATACCTATCATCATCTTCATCAGTCTGAACCGATACTAAACTTCTTTTTGGTTGTTTTACTACCTTTGCTTGTAAAAATTGACCAACCGGGTCGCCTTCCATTTGATTCATACTGCCTTGTTGTATTCCTGTTCCTGATTGAACTATTTGCTGGTTACCTCCACTCATTGGATTCAATACACTTTGCATTGCCATATTTGTAAGTGGGTTATTTGAACTAGCAAGTGAATTTAGTAAACCACCTGATACCGTACTTCCAGCACCTTTTGCCGCAAGTCCACTTATCCCACCAGCCGCTTGGGGAGCAATATTAAGCCCAGCACCACTCATAACTGTAGGTGGTGGAGTAACAAGACCACCACCCATCATTCCAGCACCAACACCACCCATTGCACCACCTAAAATAGCACCTCTCATTGGGTTTTGTTTGTCTGTTATAGCACCTACCCCAGCACCTAATAACATTAATTCTGCACCACTCATTATAACATTCCTAATAATGCGCCACCAAGTGCGCCATAAGTTGGTGATATACCTTGAACCGATTGACCTAATTGAGCACCTAATAATCCACCGCCTAACACATTTGCCGCTCTATTTCTAAATATTGGTTGCGTTTGCTCTGAACCCCTTGGTGCGCCATAAACACTAGATAAATATGTTTGTAAATTTGCATATGGTCTATTTTGTTGATAATTAAATCTGTTAACAGCATCAGCAAGTTTTGCCTCTTCATAACCCTCAGATATTTGCCCCGTTTGTAATAGTTGATTGGTTGCGTCCATTCTTCTATCTATACCTGATTCATATAAATTTGCTAAATTCATTTGCGCTTGCATTTGCCTTGCTCGTTCTTGAGCATAATTATCATAAGCTAATTTGCCGGCAGTATCAGTTAATGCTTGAGCAAATGTGGCATCTTGCGCATCTTGTAACATTTGTTGTGCCGGGCTACCATATCTACCTAATGAACTTGCTTTACTTTGCAACTGTTGAGTTGCATCTTCATATTGACCTCTTGCCCTTCTAGTTGCCGCATCAAATGCACCACCAAAAAATGGACTTCCACCAAGATAACCGCCAGCGGCAGTTTGACCAACCATGCCTGTAACAGGATTGATATAATTTTGCATCATGTTCGCACGTTGTTCTGCTTGACCTAGTGCGCTTTGTGTTTGTGGCGACATACCAACATATGTTTGACCTGGATAATATTGTGGTCCACCACTTCGATATAACCTTTTTGCCTCATCTAAACCATAACTAACAAAAGGTTTTACTGTTGGGTCTAATTCATTTCTTACAGTTGAACTTCCGCTACCACCACCACTCATATTATATCTCCATGTAATAGGTTCGAGGTTTGAACCCTAAATGTTTCGCTTTTCTTTCCCAACCATTTCTCCATGTTTCAAATGTTATTTTATCTAATTGAGATTCTTTAGCAATAGTTTTTATTTTTTCAAATGCCTGTTGTAAGTAACCACTTACTTCACTATAAGCACACCATATATGTAAATCTGTGTTTCTTTTTTGTAAAACACAAAAACCTAACGCTTTGTCTTTTTCTGAAAACAACACAACGTGAGAATGTCCATTAACACAATCAGCATAAATATCTTCAGGTATCCATTGTTCAGGACTTTTTTTTAGTATTGTAGATAATCCTTTTTTAATGTATTCCCAACTGTTTCGTAACTCTTGTGGTTTTAAATAAGTATATTCCATTAATTATCCTAGTAACGCATAATCAAAAGTTATATCTGCATGAGATACATTTCTGTGACCAAACACAAAACTACCATCATTTTTAGTCTTTACAAAAGTGTGGTCTGTTTCAGCACTCGCATTAAGTGTTCTTGGTGAAAATAATACAACTGTATCTGAACTCATTCTTTCGTTATAAACTGTTGTTTCTGTTGTACCTGTTGAAAATGTAACTGTTCCTGTAGAGTTAATTTTTCCATTTAAAATACCATTAACCACCTCTGATATTGCTCTTGGTTCTGCACCTGTTGGATTTAATCCTCTAAACATTACCTACTACCTAATCTTTTAAGTTCAACATCAACTGCAACTGCATTATCCCAATTATTACCAGTTGGTTGTATTTTAAGTCTATGCAATCTACCTACACCTCTTAATGGCACTCTGTTTTCAGTATTTGGAGTTGTTAATGATGAAAATGTAACATCATCATCAGGTGAAATTCTACTTGCTATGGCAACATTTGCACTTCCATTCTCAACAACTGGTCTTGCTAAATTAATTATACTATTGCCTTGAGCATCAATATCTCCTGTTACTATTTCACCAGTTAATCTATCTCCTGAAAAATTTACAATCTTATTGTCTTTAACACCTGATAAAATAAAATTACCACCAACCCAAAACCTTGAATCTAATGAAATACCTAATGAATCAATACTTGAAGAATAAGTGTCTAAACCCTCTAATGTAACACTTGGAACTGCACTTCCAGCTATAAAATCTACATCAACTATTGCTCTTGACCATCTTTGTATTTGCCAATTGTAAATCAACATTGCATCTTCTAGTGAAGTATTTTTATATTTCCAAACAACCAATTTATTTACAGGGTCAACTGCACATGACATTTTATCTAAAAAACCTATATTTAAATCATTAAAAAAATATCTATCTACTTTTTGTGTTCCTATTGGTGTCACTTGTTGACCATTACACATATAGAAACCATCATCACTTAAAAAGAATGTGATTTGACCATATTGTGCTATTGAACCCTCTGCAAAACAACCTATACCTCTTGAAATATTGTCAAACTGAAAATAAAATGGCGAACCAATGTAACTCATTCTGTGGATTGATTTTTCTAACAGTATCAAACCGAACTCTCCACCTGTGATACCCATGATATTTCCCCCATCTGGAATTATCTGAGTATCACTTTGTGAAGTCGTTGCTGGAGTCCAATCTGTTTCATCATTGATGTCACTCCAAAAAACTTTACTTGGATTAGAATTATCTCTTGCACAAACCACAAAATCTCTTACAACTGTTATGTAATGCGCATTTGGTGCCGACGCATCTAAATCAGCAAAATTAGAACTTGAACCTATTGTCCATGCTTGTACTTTATCTTGTTTATTAGCACCTAATAATTTTGTTCCAAATTGAGTAAAAGTCCACCTATCTGTACTTGTATAATTACTAGGTGAGCCACCACTTAATTTAGATACATCATCTAAATCTAAATCAGATGTTGCAAATTTATATAATTTTGTTGCTGATGCACCAAATAACTCTGTATTTACTCCAAACTTAGCAGTTACAACTGTTAATAAACTTGTTGAAGCAGAATTTGTAAATGGTTGGACATCATTGAATGAACTGTAACCAGTAGAAGTTGGTATTACATTTTTTGCATCTTTTAATGCGCCAAGTAACTGTGGTTGGTCAGGATACCATTCATCAAATTTTAATCTAGTTAATGCCATGTTTCATTACCCTTTTCAGTTTCTGTCCATGTTCCTGAACCAATACTTACATCAGACCATGTATCAGAATCAATAGTTACATCACCCCATTCTTCACCAACAAGATATGTTTCACATGAAACAATTGCATTAGGTTGTGGGTCAGTTATGATTGATGGTAATACAACAACAAAAGAAAATTCACCAACAGCATCACATAAAACACTTGTTGTGCTTTCTAGTGTTGCATCTGTTTGAAAAACAACACCAGCTAATGCAGAAACACTTACTAGTGAGTTAACACTTGAATCAATAAATTGAACCCTGATAGCATCACTAGACACAGTAGCACTACTAGATACACTACTGCTAATAGTGAAAACAATAGTACCAACAAAACTTGTTGTAGCACTTGCTGTAATAGAACCACTTACAGTCCTTTCTCTTAATGCAGATAATGTTGTAGATGTAGAACTATTTAAAGTTGCACTTGTACTAAAAATTGTAGCAGTATTCCAAACACTACTATCTAAACTAAATGCTAAAGAATCTAAATTACCAAACTGGTCAAGTTGCTCTAATGTAAAAGGTCCAGATACATCTGACATATTATGCTAACGTAACTGTTAAATTAGTTGATGTTATTTTTAGTAAATCACCTGACGCAATAGTTTTACTTGCTGTCAATGCACCATGATAAAGAAGATTCCCTGAAGAACTAGCATCAAATATTCCAAAATGTGTTATTGTTCCCCATGCACCAGTAGCTTGTGGGAAACTTACATCAGCATTAGTAGATGCACTACCATTACTAGGAGCAGAAAATGTTGCTGACTGTCTTGCATAACCGCTACCACTACACTCTGTTCCACTTCCAGCATCAGTTGGGTCTGATGTAAATAAAGCAACATAAACTGTAGATGGTGACGTATACGATGTATTTCTTAATGTCGCATTTATGAGTGCATTTTCTAAATAATTACTCATTGCTGTCATAAATATTACCTCTTTTTAGTTAATTTCATTGATAAAGGAACACCTGAATATTGTGATTGTATTGATTGTTTGTTAAGACTATCAAGACTTCTTTCTAACATAGATGCCCATACTCTTACTCTCTCATCATTCATTAGATATGGCTCTGCCTCAACCAATGTAGAATATAACAACGCATCAGGTGCGTTTGATAAAAAAACATTACTTGTATTTGAGTCACTTAATAAATCAGGTTCTGCATAATAAAGTAAGGCAACTGTGTATGCTGAATCAGGAATAGGTGCTAATTGAAACTCTTGACTTTTAATCGTATATTGTAAAGGTCTACCAGACTCAGTTGCTCTTGTATTACTAAAAAATGCACTAGGTGTTAAAAAATCTAATGGTTGTATTGGATTGGTAGAAACATGAATATCTCTGACTTCTAAAAAATCAGTTGGAAGTCCTACAGTCGAATCACCCGAAGTTGTTGTTGCTGTTACATCTTTCAACATTTCTCTGATTCTTAAATTTCTTCTTAATCTAAATTCACCTAACTCAATAAAATCTTTAATTCTATCTGTTAAATCATCTCTACCTAACCAACTTGCCACACTTGTTTGTAAGTCTGAATAAGTGGTAAATGCCATTTATATTTTCCCTGGTCGTGTTCTAAAAAATCTTTGGTCTGGGTGATTTAACCATTCATTGAATTTTTTTTGGTCTACAACAGCAAAACCTCGCATGATTCCTTTTCTTTGTAAATCATCAATAGCAGTTAATGGTATAGATGCCACTTTGTTACTAAAAATGTCATTACCCCATCTTGCTCTTTCATCAAATGAATTAAATTCCTTTTTGTTTTGTTCAACAATGTCTGAGCAGTCTTGTTTTGTTTCAATAACAACACCACCATCTCCATCTGGGTGAACTAATTGTGTTTTGTATTCACTTAACATATTAAGGTAAAGGGAGAGTTTCCTCTCCCTAATTCCTATATTACTCAGTTAAATCTGCACAAATGCCATGCGCCGCCTCATTATTAACCACAAGTGTGTACTCAGCTAATAATTGAGTTTTTTCAGCGTCACCAGCTTTTGCCAAATCATTAGTTTGAAAAGGTCTTAAGTACGCAACACTTGCCATTTCTGGGTCAAGAACTAACGCAACCTCACCACTATCAGACTCTGCTGTCATAAATCTGTTTGGAACAACAGACATTTGACCGAAGTCAGACATATACACATCTGCCGCACCAATAATTGTAGTTGGTTGGTCAGTAGGTGCCATGTATCTTTGTGCCGCAATACCAGCAAATCCAGATACAACTTGTTTTTGTGTTGGAGTAGTCATAAGAACTTTAGGTTCACCACCTGAGTTAAAGACTTCTTTTACAACAGTTTTCAGAATTGTTTCTGTAAATGTTCTATCTGTACCATTAGTTTTAGCTGATGTTCCTGCACCGCCAGCAGAACCACCTGAACCAAAGTCTCCATTAGTAGCTATCCAAGTTTGGATACCACCTAATTTACGAGCCGCAGATGCACTACCAGCAGTTTGTATTGTGTTATTTAAAAGAGCTAATTCCATATCTCTTTTAATTTCTTTAGATGCTTTAGCTAATTGATAAGCTTTTTCAGACTTTCTACCAGCTTTGTCAACTTGTTCTAGTGTTCCTGACACTTTAATTGTTTTTTGACTGATTTGAGTGTAATTACCAACTCTTGTTGTAGCTGAAAGAGTTGCATCACTAGCATCAGCACCCTCAACTGCCGCATTTGATGCCGCCGCCGCTAAGGAGTCTGTTTGCCACTCGTGATATACGTTAGATGCTGATGTTTTAGCAACTGTACTCATAAATGGTGTGTCTGTTGGTGAAATGTCGTAAATAACATCAATTAAATCTTCTCTCTCACCAACTGCTTGAAAAGTTTGATATGTAGCCATAATTTTTTCCTTTAAAGTAGTTGTTCAAAGAGTTTAGACGCATCTCTCACGTTACCACTACGTTTGAGTCGTGTCTTAGCTCTTTTTATTTTATCTGATTGTGTTTGTGAAGTGGCTTTTGCCACCCCAGCTTTCATAATTTTAGGAGCCGATTTCATCTTTTTAAATACTTCAGGTTGAGAGTCTTTAAGTGCTAAATATCTTGACGCATAAAGTAATGTCAGCACATTTCTGTGGTCATATACATTTGATAATTCTTCATTTGTATAATTCAACTTTTTTGCACCTTTCACTATTTCTTGCATAACATTTTGCTTGGTTTTAGGATTCTTCATCTCTGGCAACACTTCATTTAAAATATCGGTTTCCCTTTTTAAATGCTTTTGTATCTGTTGTTGCTGAAGTTGCTGTTGTTCCTGTTGAACCTTTACTCTTTCCGCTTGTATTTTTGCTTTCTGTTGTTCTCGTTCACTTCTTTCAGCTAACTTTATAGCATATGCCTGTGGATTTGTTTGCTTAAGTTTTTGTAAATCTTCCTGGTTTTCAGGTTGAGATAACAACTCCTCAATTTGTCGTAAACCCTCATCATATTGAGTACTCTTTTCGCTAAATTTTTGTAGCTGAGATAGTTCACTTTCAACTTCTTTGCGTTGTTCGGCTAACTTCTGTGTTTTCCTAACATAATCAGCTTGGCGAGAATATCCCTTTTGCAGTTCATCAAGCGTAACATCAACTTCTTCCCCTTGTACTTTGACTCGGTATTTTTGAGGTTGCTCAACTTCTTGCTCGGTTATTTCGTTTTCTTCAACAGTTTCATCTATCAGTGCAGTTGACTCTTGAGTTTCCTCTTGAGCAACTTCTTCAATAGGTTGTTCTGTTTCCTGTTGGACTTCTGATTGTTCTTCTTGAACCTTTGGTTGCTCTTGCGAGGTCTCAGGTTCTAAAATCCCAGCCATTCGGTCAACAACTGATTCTTGTCCATTCTCATTTGAGGTCATGGTTTAATTCTCCTATAGTATTTTAAATTTCTTTTCATCTATTTTTCTATTCATTGCAATAGATTCAAAGTGTGATTTGATATTGTTAATTGCAGTAATCATATAGTATGCTGATTCTCTTTCATCTCTATTTGCACTACCTGAATTTCCAATAATGTCATACTGAATATTACGGAGATTATCTAATTCTCCGATAAAAAACTCGTCTTGTAAATAGTTTTTTGCTCTGTCGGCTTTTTCGTGTTTATTCATTAAGATGGTATCTCTACGTTGCTTGTTATCCCGGCACCTACTTTAGCCGCCTTTATGTTAGCCTCAGCAATAAGTTCTCTTTCTTTTCTTGCTAAATCTGCCTCTGACTTTTCTCTTTCTAATTGCAACTCAAACATCATCTCTTCACGCTTGAGTTTCATTTCTTCTTCCATCTTTATTCGTTTTAACTCAATATCCGCCATAGCTTTTTGTCTATCAATTTCAATTTGTGCCTGTGCCTGTTGCATAATAACTTGAGCAGTTTGGTCAACTGGTGGCTCTTGAGGTTGAGCAAGTGCCATTTCAAGCTCTGGAGTTATCTCGTTAAAATATTCTTGTGAGTTGGTAATCCCAAGTGCCTCAATAAAACTATTAAGTGTTTTGGCATATTTTCTTAATGAAACTAATGGATTGTTAATCCCATAACCTTTAATAATTTCTTCTTGTTTATTTAACACAAAACCAAGATTAGCAACTTGCTCTTCTTTATCTCCGGTTCCAAGTCCTACATTAACCGACACATCATAAAGGTTTGACCATGTTCTTGGGTCTAACTGAACATATTTACCTCTTAAAGCAACAGTTACCGCTTTATCTTGATATTTATTTGCTAAATGCAAAATCCCTTTAAATAACTCTTTTACGCCTGTTTCAGCAAATACTCTAGCAATTAATTCTAATTTACCACTTGACGCTCTAGTAGATGCCGCAATCGCCGCCGCAGTTACATTTTGCAAGATGTTGGGGTCAAGCCCTTGCGCCATATCATTAACACCAGTGCGTTTTGCCTGAATGTTGTCTAAATACTCTAACATTGGAAATGCCTGATTAGCCACCGGTTGTATATTAAATGGCACCACCGCATTAGGTTGTTTCATTCTTACTATTCCGCCGGGAGTCACAGAAAGCAAGTCATCTAAATTGACTTGACCCTCAACTGCACCAACTCTAGCATTGTTTGTTAGATATAAATTATCTAACATTTGTCTTGTAACCGTTGATTTAATTAACTGCACATCCATTGCCCGGTCAGCCAAACTTTGCCCAAAAAACTTATGTGGCATTGGGTAAGGGCATATGCTATAAAATGGAACATAGTCACATGGCTCGTTGTATAAAATTTCTGAACCTGAATAAACTATTCTTCGTAACTCTGCTATTCCATCATCATCAAAATCTGTTTTTAAATAACACTCATAAACCTCAACTGTTTGCATTGAGTCATCTAAACTGTCTTGCTCATGTGGGTGTTCACCATTACTAAATCTAGCAATCTTTTCACTTGAAAACGATATATCGTCATAACTAGGTAACATTGACACAACATCTTCATCAAAACCCATAGCTATCAACTCACTTCTAGTCATTAGCTTTCTATGGGCTACAAATGGCGCATCAACTATTGTTGTTGCTTTTTTTGATATTAAGAATTCTTCAGGCGGCACATTTTGAATAACTATTTTGCCTGACTCTGTTTTTCTTTTTACTTTAACATTATGCGATGCAACTTGAATAGTTATATCTTCCCCGGCATCAACTGACTGTTCTAACGATTCCTTTTCCACTATTTCTCGTGAATCATCACGCATAATCATAGCTAACTCGTCGTCGGTAAGATTATTATATTCTTCTTCGGTTACATCTTCTTGAGTATCCCAAAATGCTTTTACAACACCAACTTTCTGTAACAAGGCATCTTTAAACCAATTATGAAATAAAATTACTCCATTGTTTTGTTCTAGCACCCAATTAGCGTAATCAGTTGCTTGTTGAGCACCTTCTTCATCTTCTTGGGTTCTTGGCACATAGTCAACAAAGTTTTTTGTTTGAGTAAATATACGCATGATTTGAGGTAAAGCACCATCAACAGCCTCAGCAACCTCTGATGTCACTATTTGGCTACGACCTTCAACCTCATTACCATAATCATGGCGCTGATAATATTCTAACGACCTTTTTCTTTCATCTGTGGTTTCTGACTCAATAAAACCTATTGATGAATCAATCTCGCTTTCGAGTATTCCTTTTAGCCTGCCTGTGTCCATTCATTTCCTTTAATGATTGCTTTAGTTCTTCAAGTTCTTTCATTACTTTGTCGAGTTCTTTCCTTGAAACCCAATCGCCTCGTTTTTGTAGCCACACTCCTGTCATTTTTTCTCCCTTAAAACGGTCGTCTATAATTTAATAAAAATTCTTCTTCTTGACGCTGTAGCTCTGGTCTATAAATTAATTCTAATAAACCGCCTAAAATTGGATTATTAGGCGCATTTGATATTCCAACTCTGTTTACATCTAAATTAGAATCTTTAAAGTAAGGTACATTTATGTTATCGCCTTGTATTCCAATATTTAAATCTAGCAAACCATCAGCTAATGGTATTGTTTTATTTGCATTATAAAACAAAACTTTTTCATTATCATTACCTGAATACATAGCATTAGCATTTATGCCAAGCTCTGTCAATAGATTTCGTAAACCTAGTTCTCCGTATATTTGATTTAATTCATCGTCCATATTAAACAACCCACCCTAAGTCGACCTTTAATGGTTTTGACCATTCCTGGCTGGTGTTGTCCAGACCTACCGCTAAATATCTGAAACTGTCTGCGCAGTGTGATGTCCAATCGTGTAAAGGTTTATCAAAAAACACTTTCTGCTTTTCATTATACTCTCTTCTGTAGTTTCGTAAAGAGTCTATTCCTTGTTTGGTTTTTGGATAGTTAAACCAACATTTCGGCAACATTCGTCTGACAGCTTGTATTCCATCAGCAACAGATAACCTTGGTATAACTTTGCAATCAAGCCCGGCACTTCTTAATATTTCTAATCTTGATTTCCCGGTTCCTAATTCTCTTACCTCAACATCATGCGGCAATAATTGCTCAACATGAAACCAACCGTTTTCTCTCAACCAATTAATATAACTATCTAATCCAACACCGTGATTTTCATAGTAATCAAGCAAACGAACTTCATTATTAGCAATTTGACAAATCCATATTGATGTCGAGTCAGATATACCTAAATCCCAACTAGCAACTGTTTTGCAAGCATCATCTCTTTCTATTTTAACCATTCGGTTTTGCTTTTCTAAATCATTGATAATTTCACCATAATAACTTCCTGTAACAGCGGCATTAAAACTGCACTCAAATTCTTGATTATATTTTTCAACACCCATCTCTCTTTTTGCTGATGCTAATTCGGAATCTTTCAACAATTTAGTTTGACTTGCTTTGAACTCTAAAAGTTTCCAATCATCTTGTGCCTCTGCCCTGTCCCGTAAATCTTTAAAATGGTTTTGTCCTTTTGGTGTCCCAATAAATAAACACCAACCCTCTCGGTCTGCTAATCCGGGTCGAACAATCTCATTCCATATCTTTGGGTTTTGGTCGCCTACCTCATCAATAATAACTCCATCAAAATATTGCCCTCGAAGATAATCAGCGTTCTCAGAACCATATAAACTAATTCTTCTATCGTAAAAATCTATTCTTAATTCACTGTTATTAATTTTTGTGTCACCTAACGGTCTTGTAAAATTTATTAAATAATCCCAAGCGACTCTTTTTGCCTGAGCATATGTTGGTGCAATATAAGCAAACCGTGGCTGTTTCTTCTCACATACCAATGCTTTGCGTATTAACTCAATTATAGCCGCAACAGTTTTACCCATTCGTCTATGCGCAACAGTTACAACAAATCTGTGACTATCAATTGCCTTGTGTATTTGTTCTTGAGGATTGCGTGGCTCGTAGTCTATTTCGTAATTATATTCGGACATTTACTTTTTTTTAAAAGTAACATTAATTTTGACGGGTTTACCATCTTCGCCGCTTATTTCATGCTTACTTGTTTCTTTCCATCCGGCTCTTGTTTTTAACCAAAATATAGATGCTAGAGTATTGCCCTTAACTATTTGCTTCATTAAACCTTTGGCAACCATTGCATTTGCATCAATCCTGCCATCATCTAATTCTTTTTTATAATATTTAACAAGTGTGTCTGAAGATATATCTAACTTACTTGCTATATCTTCATAAGGTATACCAACAGCAGATAAAGACTTAACTATTTCTTTATTTGCTGGTTTAACTTTATGTGCTGGTCTACCCCTATTCATGCCTTTTTTATAACTCCGATTTAATCAAGAAGTTTTGCTGTTTTACCTGTGTAATTTTCCCACCTTTTAATAATAACATCACAATATTTTGGGTCTAATTCCATTATCCTAGCATCTCTGTGGTTTTTTTCACAGGCAATTAATGTTGAGCCCGAACCACCAAATAAATCTAAAACAATATCATTTACACCAGAACTGTTGTTTACTGCTCTACTTATTAGTTCAATAGGCTTTGTTGTTGGATGCATTTCACTTCTTTTAGGTCTTTTTATATCCCATACATCAGATTGTTTTCTGTCTTTTAATACTTTTAATCTTGATTCACCTTTTAACCAACCGTACCAAATAGGCTCATATTTTGTGTGATAATCTTTTCTTGAAATAACAAGTGTGTCTTTGTTCCATATAATTGTGCTTGACCAATGAAAATCATTCAAAGCTAATGTTAACATTGCATTTCCCCACTCTTGCGCTGACATAACAACGTAAGTCATACAACCGGGCTCACAAACATTTTTCATCTGTAAAAACACTTTTGACATAAAATCTTTAAAGTCATCTGTTGACATAGCATCATTTAAGATTTTTCTGTTTTTATATTTACCATTTGCAAGATTGGAACCGTAGTCAACATTCCAAGGTGGGTCAGTAAAAACCATTTGCGCTTTATCTTCACCCATTAGTCTCTCAACATCATCTTTAACAGTTGAATCGCCACACATTAACCTATGATTTCCTAGCTGAAATAATTGACCTAATTTTGTGTTTGGTTCATCAGGAACCGGAGGTAACTCATCTTCGTCAGTTAATCCATCAACATCATCAGGTTTTAACAACTCTGTCAATTCTTTTTGGTCAAATCCTAAATTAGATAAATCTATTTTGTCATCTAATTCTTTAAGCTCTGATGATAATAAACTTATATCCCACTCACTGTTTAAGGCTATTTGATTGTCAGCAATTATATATGCTTTTTTTTGTTCTTCGGTGAGATGTTCTATTTTGATAGTTGGAATTGTTTTGAGGTTTATTCTTCTTGCCGCCTCAACTCGACCATGCCCTGATATTATTGTGTTGTCTTTATCTATTAATACAGGAACATTAAATCCAAACTCCTTAATTGAGTTTGCTATTTGTTTTATTTGCTCCGGGCTATGTACTCTTGCGTTGTTTTTATACGGAGTTAGAGTTTCAATAGCGAGTTGCTCTATTTGTTCCATAATACAATACTATCAGATGTTTTTTATAATGTAAATTTGTTAAAAGTTTATTGCTCTTGTTCCATATCTAAACTGACCTTTACCACTACTATCGCTATATGGATTATAGCCAGGGATTGTATATCGTGTTTGTCTTGTGTAAATTGGCTCACCACTTGATGTTCTTCCTGAAATAACATCTCTAAAAACTCTATTACTTTGCCCAGGGACATTTGCTCTTTCACCTAACTCACCAAAAGATGTGAAGTTAGTATATGGTGTAAATGCTGGTGGTTTATCTTCCACAACTGGACTTACTGGTTGAACTGGTGGTTGATAAATATTACTTTGCATTGGTGTAAATGTTGGTGACTCCATTGGGGCAAATTCAGGTGGAGGTTCACCTATACTCATTTGACTTGAACTTGGTGGTGGTTGCATCATTGGTTGATTAAACGAACCGAATGGATTATATGATTGTTGCATCATTGGTGGTTGTAACAACGATTGATTCATATAAGAACCTCTGTTGTACATATAATCAGGCATAGCCATGTAATTAGGCATACCAAATGGTGTAAATGACATTGGTGCTGGCATAAAACCAAAATTTCCACCTGTAACTTGCTGACCAAAAAATGGATTGTATCCTATTGGGTTATATGCATTAAATGGTGCACCAAAATATCCGCCGCTCATTTTACTTTTCCTTTGCTAAATTTTTTTGCTACTTTTAATGGAACTTTTAATTTTTTTCTCAATTTGTTGTTTTTTACCAACATTCCCATAAATTTTTTTTGTTTTTTAGTTTTTGCTGGCATTATGCTTTCATTTTTGCTTTAATTTTCTTTTGCATTGTCTTAGGCAATTCATTTAAATGATACAACCTTTGACTGCTTACTGTATGAGTTTTGCCGCTATGTAGTTGACCATTTGGCATTTTATGCATTTTACCTTTATGTAATCTACCGCTTTTAAAATAATGTGGTACACCTTTTGCCATTATGCTTTCCTTTTTTTAGCTCTTGCTTTTTTCAATAAATCTGAATCTGCTTTCCTTGCGCCACCTGAACCTGTTGCAAAACTTCTAACTCTACCAATCGCCCAGCTTGTTGGTGTTTGCCCGGCTCTCGAACCACCTCCAAAATAAGCACCCATTCCTCTTTTTGCAACTTGCCTCAATATACTTTTAGAAAAACCTGATGATTCGCTATATTTTTTTATAGCGCTTTCAAGCCCTGATGACTTCTTTTTTGTGGTTGTTTTTTTACCTTTTGGCATTTTTATAGTTTTTTTGACGCTGTTTTACTATTTTATTCATTTCTGCTTTAGTTAATTTTCCGGATTTGTATTTTTTTGCAGTTGATTTTATTTCTTTTTCTGCTTTCTTTTTGTTTTTTGCGTCTTTCACATATTTAACAGGAACGCCAGCTTTTGTTTTTTTAACTTTAGCAAAACGCATTATTTACTTTTTACCGTATTTTTTTGTTTTTTTTCCTTTTTTCTTTTTGCTTTTCTCCATGTATTTCTTCATCATATCAGTAGCATATTTGTCAGTCATAGCCATAATAATCCCTTTATTCTAGTGTATATTATAAGATTACTAGCATAATTAGTTGCTGTCAATAAAAAAGCCCGGCTTTTATACCGGGCTAAAAAAGTGAGATAAAATTGTTTCCGGAGGGAAAAACAATAACTAAATCCTAACAAATTTAAATATTATGTCAATGCTTTAATAAAAAAAGGCAACCGTGATGATTGCCTTTGGGTTCTCATATTTGCATTGTGGGATAAGTTATTATTTAGAAAGGATATAACTAACGCAAAATAGATTATTAATTATAACATATTATTTGTTAAAATAGCTATGCAATTTTATCATTTCATTTCTTAAATAATTATAACCGTATGCTCCTCGTTTTTCTTTAATTCTTGCCAAATGCGTTCTTTTCTCCTCATTTGACTTAAACCTTTTAAAAACATCTTTTACCTCACAATATAAACGGTATTCTTCAGACCAAGAGTCAATTTCTCTACCATCAATTGTTTTTATTAACATCACCAAAAAATTGACTTTTTATGTAATCCACACCCTTTTGAAACGCATCAATTTTAATTTTATCAATTTCTTTATCAGAGTAATAATTTTTTTGATTATTGCTTGTGATTAACTCACTTGGGACATCAGGCTCTTTTATTGGTTTTATTTGATTTTTTGGGTCGTTTGTATAAGCATCAATTTTTGCCATCAAATGACTCATATCGCTACTATGTTTAAAATCAATAATATTATCTTTAACCTTTGTTTCTTTTAAATTAAACTTTTCTTCAATCTCATGGTAAAAAGAATATAAATTTTTTATTAAATAACATCTTTTTTGGTCTTGCTGTCCATTTTTATTATTAAAATACACATAATCTTTTCTTGATTTTGATACAGAATTAAAATTATGAAAAAACTTCGATAAAGAACGTGGTGTCGCTTTTTCATACCTTGGATTATGTTCTTCCAATAATTGCGTCATTTCCAATAATTCTAAACTTGCCAATTTACCAATGTTTTGCTCAAAATTACTTTTATGACCGCTAATCCCACAATAATTCTTTTTTTGATAATAATAAAATAACAAATCATACAAAGCCTTATTTTGTTTTTTTGATGTTTTTTTAAAAACATTTTTGTTATCTTTTGCTGTTTTATATATATCTTCACACAATTTACTTTGATGATAAATGGTAAAAAAAGCTCGTATATCCAATTTATTAACATCTCTGCACCAAATGTTATTAAAATTTGTTGAATTTTTTTTATCCCATTTGTATTTTTGTGAGGTTTTAGACCAATCAATTAACATTTTTAGGACAACCTCTTCTTTCCAGTTTAAATGTGTATATAAATATTTGACAGACCAAATAACTTTAAGCCATTTTTTATAACCTATATCTGGGCTTATTTTATTTAACATAGCAGAAAACTTACTATATTGTGTTGCTGAACCATCATACAAAAAGTCACTGCCTATTAACTTGTTTTTTTCACTTACTTGCATATTATCTCCTGTTTTATTTTTAATCCCTTCCGTAACAAATCGACCAACACTTTCTACAATAACCTTTATCTCTCATCCCGGCATATTTAACTGTACCGTGGTCAATTTTACCTCTACACCTTCTACAATATTTTTTTCCTAATGCACTATCTAATATTTTGCTTATTTCTTCATTACTGCATTGATACAATATTGGATAGTCTTTCTTCATAATTCACCCATTTCATCTTTGTAATGTTTTAATAATTCAAAAAATACATTTTCTGATACCGTAAAAGTAAATTCTGTTGAATTTTGTTTTTTTATTGCCAAAATCCAATTATCGCCATCAGAGTTATCAGTTACCTGTTTAATCCATTTATTAAATTGAATTGTTTTACAATTTTTTACCTCACATGAATATTTACCTAACTTTCCATCATCGCCAGCACTTCCAACTGCCGGTGGTCGCATTTTATAACCTAAATGATATAAAACCTTATCTCTGAAAAGTTTTTCACCTCTATAACCTTTATTTTTTGAATTAACCATATTTTTTGTTCCAACAATATCTACATAGTTTTTTGTCTGAGTTAGTAGCAATACTTTTTGCACTTGTCCAACTTAACTTTTTTTTACAAAAATGACAAAATTGTTCACCAAAGGTTTTATCAACAAAAGAATTAATTTCCTCACTACTTGGAACGTAAAGTAATGAGGTTTTCTTCAATAAGCCATCTAATTGATTTTTGCCATGCTTGAAAATGTTTTTGTCTTTTTTCAAATTTATCTAATTTTCCAATTTGCCCATCAACTTTCATGTGACAGTCATGACACAAAAAAGCACCAAACAAATCATTACTTTTATATCCATATCCTCTCCCATCTTCTAGTCTATTACTATGAGCCAAACATAACAAGTCACCGTTAGGGTTTTCCAACCCACAAGACATACATTCCGGGCATTGTTTTGCCAACTCCCTAAACCTTTTACTGTGCATTGACTAACTTCATTTCTGCTCTTCTGTCAGCTTGTTTAGTCTGATGCAACATGACTCTCCACTCAATAATTTTTAACTCGTACTTAAGTTGCATTGATTTTTTTGTCGCCTCTGTTAAACCTTTCAACAACTCAATATACTTATCATGTGACCTTGCCTCTCTTTCTTGTGCTGATATTGCGCCAAAACCTTGCTGTTGAAACTCTTTCATTAATATTGCAAGTTTTGATTTTTTAAATTCTTCAATATACACTCTGTTACTTTCTGCTTGCGCCAATTCTTTAGCTTTTTGTTCTGCGCTATAAAGTAATTTTTGTATTTCTGTCATTTTACTCTCCTCGTTGCTGTTCTTAAAATCTCAACAATTTTTTTCATATGATGGGAATTATCTTTTACTCCAAAAGATGTACCTAACTCACCATCGATGTGTTCGGTACAATAATATGCGCCGCCGCCAAGTTTAATTGTGCCATGCTTATCACATCTTTTACCTTCGATAACTCTAGCACACTGTAAATCATACCAAATACCATCAATCTGTGTACCATATTTAAAAGGATTGCCGGTAACATGGCTTTTGTTTTTTGTCCAACCACATGAACACGAATCACCATATAGCTGTCTGTCACAATCAGGACAATTCATTTGCTCACCTCCTTTAACTCACCAAGATATTGTTCAAAGTTCTTTTTGCCAAATAAAGTAGCTGGTCTTATATAAACACTCATTTTTTCATTACTTGACCACTCCCTGTTCTTTTTAGCAATAACTGATTTAATATCTGCTTTATCATAACCTTGCTTTAATAATCCTTTAACTAAATCAAAATTTTTTGTTGGTTTTCCGTTAGGGGTAAATATTGGAAAATGTCTGTTTGCTTTCTCATTCAAGAAAATTAAAATCTCTTTAACATCTTCACTTTTAATAATAGGTTTTGCTTTAGCTAAACTATAGTTTTTCTTATTATCTATATCTATATCAGTATCTATATCTATACGGTTCAAGCCTGTCTCAAGAGTGTCTTGAGTATGGCTTAAGCCCGTCTTCTTTTCTTTTAAGTTATTGATTTTATTAAGTTCATCATCTAACTGAAAAGGGCTAACAGGATAAAGTCTTTTGAAAAACCTAACCCTTTGACGATGGTTTGGTATATGAAGATAATCTTTTTCTTCACTTGAATTGTCAGTTGCTTTATACATCCTAATTAATTGTTTCTCAACTAATTGCTCTAATATTGATGTTGCTTTTTCAATTGAAGTGACGCCATCAAAATCTCGCCATAATCTAAATAATTTAAAAATATTACCTTCTAAATTACCTAAATCATCTTGCTCACTAATTAATCTAATAAAACAAAGCCTAACAGTGTCAGAACCCAAACTGTTAAATTTTTCGCTGTCCCAAATCCCTGGTCGTAACATTCTTGTTGCCATAATATATCCTTTCTAAAATTATATTATATATTAAAACGGTACGTCATCCTCCATCTCTTCCACTGACTTTGGCTCAGACTTTTTGCTATATTTTTTCATTTCTTTTTGATCAGTAAATTTTAATGATAAATTTTTCCCATTATCCCAGATTGCTACTTGAAACATTTTACCGTCAACTTTAGAAACACCTGAAAACTCAGGTTGCTTATCATTGCTTTTATTCATGTTTTTCCAAACTGTTCCACAGTTGTTTTTGTCTTTATAATATTCATCATAATTACTCATTTTTTTCTCCTATATGGTGGTTTAGTATTTGTTTTGACGTATTGCCAAAACTCTTCTAATAATGGAAACATATTGTTCCAATAATCTTTATCTCTGTTAATTAAAATTATATTATGACCATCTTCATTTATGCTCACAAAATAACATTTATCAACATTACAAATTTCCATCTGACCCTGTATTTGCGGCACATAATAATCAGGAACGGTTTGATGGATTACTCTTGGTGATTTTATTTCAATCACATACTCATCACCAATAATTCCATCAGGACTTGCGCCTAACCAATCATAATCATCATGTATTTTAAAGCCAATTTGTTCTGCAATTAAACCTGTTTCAACCTCTAAAGCATCAATACCTGATTGTTCAAGGTCAATGCCACGTTGCATATCTTGATTAATTGGTTCATCTTCAGCTTTGCCGGTTTTTTGTTCCCATAATTTTTGCCGGGATTTAAATTTATTCCAACCACAAGCCGCCGCAAAATCAGATGCGGTTAGTCGATTCTTACGAATCTCAAACCATTCCTCACTTCTTTGTTGCATCAGTATCCTCACTTTGATTTAATTGCTGTTTTTTATTATTTTTAAATGTTATGGCAATGTTTCTCTCTTCAACCGATAAACTTTCCCATACAGATTTTAATTCCTCAAGCGATTTACATTTATTGATTTTGCGCTCAATTTCAGGATTAGGCGGCAAGTCTTCGCCAGTATAAATATACAAACCTATCCCATGTAAACTAATTGCTTTTGCTTTACACCTTTGCAGTGCTGTATTGAGTTGAAAAGAGTCAAAATCTGCTATAGGTTTATTTTTGTAGTCCATAACAGGTAGGTGTGCTGTTTTAGTCTTACCAAAGGCGGTTACACTTACATAGACCAACGCAGTGCCATTATCTAATTTTTTAAAAGGCAATGTTTCAGTTATCAAATAAGAGTTGCTCTTGCCCTCTAAAATGCGTTTATTTTCAAACTCGTGATGTTGGTATGTTGCATTTGGGTCTAACTGTAGTAAGATGTCATAAGCATTAGCCCAAGACAAATAACTTAAGTTGCCCTTTTTTTCAACCGCATGGTTAACATTAATAGTGCGTAAATAACTAAATTCACCTGAATCAGCTTTTACCTCGTTTTGAACCTCTAATGATTTTTCTTTCATTTTTCCCATATTTATCTCCGTTAATATTATTAATTAAATCTTTTATATAAATACCTCTTTTTTTTAAATACATTATTGCTTTTTTTCTTTTATTTTCCAAATAATTGTCAAGATAGGCTTTACTGTTTTTCAAATTCGTACTCGTAGAATTGCTTTGCCGCCTCATATTCTTGTTCTGAAAAATAGTCACAAATTTCCCGAATATTATTGACCACACTCAAAGCATCTCCTCTAATAATTATAAGTTTACTCTTTAAAAAAATTATATAACTTGTTAACATTATAATACAAGTTAACATTATTAACAATAATATATTTTTAGCCATTACCAGTTAATTCAGGCATCTTTTTACATGCTTTGATGCAATGAATAACCATGTCTTTATAGCTTTTAAAATTATTATCAAGCATATATTGTTGAATAATTTTTTTTTCATCTAAATTAACTCTAAATGCTACAGTTTTTAATTTATCCATTTTTAGTGCTCCTTACTTTTCTTTTCTAGCTTTTGACAACACATAATCATCAATTTCTTTCTTATCCCAAACAGTAACTCCTGCTGATAATTGAATTGGTTTAGGAAAGCTTTCTTCATTAGTACGCAGCCACCAGATTGTACTAGTGCCGCAACTCAAATATTTTGCTAGTTCTTTTGCTCTTAAGAAACGACCAAACCCATTACCAATTTCCAACTCTCTTGATTCTTTATAGTTTAATGTTTCATCTATCATTTTATCTCCTTTACTCGTTGTTAAATTTAAATGAGGAATAAATCTTTTTTAACAATTCAATAATTAAAAATTTATCCGCCCATGTTCTTTTTTTGTGTTTATCCCAATTATCAAGTAACTGCCAATCAAATAAATGCGACCTGTCATTCCACCAATCATGCCCTAAAATATAAGTCTCATCATTATCAACACCGCAAACAGCGGCACTTAAATCAACAAAATAAATATTATTATTAATAACTTTATAAGCACAATTTGTATCAGGATAAATTATATCTTTTTTATAAAATAATACATTCGTGGGGAACTTCATGTTATACTCCAAAACTTAAAATTACAGCAATAATAAACCAAAATGAAATAAGAAAACCTACAACACAAAGACCTCTTGAAACATAAAACAAAAAATTATTAATTATCTTTCTTCGTGAAGTAGGTTTATTTAATACTAAATCTTTATAATCGTATTCGTATTTCATATTATTCCTCGTTAACAGCAATAACAATATCTTGCAATATTTCATCGCCAACATCATTATCTGAAACAACCAAATAAATGTCGTCTTTTAATTTAGTAATATGAACATAAGATTCGTAAACACCATATTTAATATGCCATAAACCAAAGCCATCAATATCATTGTAACAATTACCAAAAACATTAATTAACTGTTGATGTGATAATTTGATTTCTGCGCAATTTAAATCAGCAGTATCAGAAAAAATTATATTTTCGTCCTCATCATCAACAAATTGTACAGAAAAATTAGAGCCTATTAATTGGTGTCTAAACTGTGTTTCTTGTAACATTTTATCTCCTTTTTTTTTAAATTATATAAATATTATATATTAATATGTTATAAATGTAAACATATTTATCAAAGCATTTCATATTTAAGTGCGTAACAATCTTTAAAAATTTTAAAACTTACATCAGAGATAACTTTGAACCCCATATCCATGCCGCAACCTTCGATATATAACCCTCTAGGCGGCTCAGTTTCGTTAATATTAACCCGTTCCTGTAATAACTGAGCAAATTGATAAGTCAAATAATACTTAATTGTGTGGTGATGTGGGTCAGGCTCAAACTTATAAAAATCGATATACCGGGCTGTTCCATCTTCTAACACATAATTAACATGATAATAAATTCTGTCACCTTTGTTTAAAATTTCAGTTAATTCTTTTTTTGCTTTAAGTTTAAAGTTTTCATTCATTTTATCTCCTTTTTAAAACACTTCTGTTCTTACGGTAACATCTTCTAGCATATCAAAATTTATCGACATGCCATGTTTGTTTCCGTCTTTTTCAATCTCAATGTCAAATCCCTCATCATCAATCCAAAGCCCGGTTATTTTTGCATAAATAAAGTGCATTTCCGCATCCGGGTCATATTGCATCCAATCATTAAAACACTCTTCAAATGAAAATATTGCTACCTCGTCTCCTGTTTTTAGTTTTTTTGATGTGAACCCATATTTTTCTACATTAACAATTCTTTCCATATCGCCTCCTATTTGATTGAAATTTCTGTATATGATGTTTTCTTTGTAATTGAATTTAAAAACCTTACTGTGGGCTTGTATTTGGCAATTAAAGCATTTTTATCGGTAGTTTTTCTAACCTTTTCGGTTAATGTTATAACACTACCGTCTAAGCAAGTGATTTCGTTCAGATTTTTTGTTTTGCAATAAGTTTCTAAATCAAACCTTTTCTGATTCAATTTAATTTGCAATTTAGCCATTTGCTCTTTAACTTTTTTGTAATCGTCAGCTATTTTTTGTTTTGATATTTTGTGCATTTTGTTCCCTTTCTAAATAATATATATATATTATATATAAATATGTTATAAATGTAAACATATTTAACAAAATATTTTTAAGGGAATTTTTAAAGCAGTTCTGACTGTTCCATAGTTAGGTCATCATCAGAACCAATCTCTCTCATAAAATAACTACAGCCTGATGTGTGTACTTTTTTATCTATAACGCATAAAACCTTATCAGGTTCTAATTCTTTTTCAAATGATACGCAGTAGTAACATTTTATTTTAGGTAAATTCAAATTGTCTTGTTCCATTGCTATCAATCGTTAAAAACATTTTTCTTGGTTTAGCATTTACTTCTGCTATAGATAAATGCACCCAATCGTCAAACTCACAAATACATTGGTCAACCAAGTCTGATAAGTATGAATCTTTAATTATTTGTACTATTTCTTTTATCTCTAAACCATGAATAAAAAAATCACAAGCTAAACCTAACACATGACGACTTGTTGGCTTACTACCAATAGCACTATTTAATTTATTACACCTAAAACCACTTGTAATAATAATTGGTTTACCAAATAGTTTTCTAACTTTTTCCATCTCACTAGCTAATCTTTTTAAATTAGCCAATTCTAACTCTGATGGGTTGTTATCTATGTTTAGACGTTTTGCTGTTTCACTTCTAGTAAATTCTTGTAATTTAAAGTTATCCGATAACTTCATTTTTTATCCTTTATAAAATCATTCTTTTGTTTTGAACCTGAACTACTACCAAAGTAGTAAGCGACGACAGTTGATGCAGTTCCTCCAAGCCAACCGATTGCTACATTGACTAGACCTATGTCTGCATGAGGACTTGGGAAAAAAGTTACAGCACCTATGTAACCAAAAAAAGCTGTCATGGTTAATATTGCTAAAACTGTAGGTGTATGGTCACCTAGTGCCATTTGTCTTTTTCTAGCACTATCTCTATCGTCAGCATGTATCTTTTCTACATCAATCTCTAACTCTTTCATTTGTATTTTAAACGCCTCATCTGACTTTTTTAACGCTGAAAGTTGAGCAGGAGTTGCTAGTTCTAATGCAGTTGATATTTCTTTATCTGTACCATTTTCTTTACCTAATAATGCTTGTGATACAACTCTACCAGCCATACCACCGATGGGTCCACCAAGTGCTGTGCCAAGTGTTGGTGCTACAGCAGTTAATATTGACTTTGCTTTTTGTAGTATTTCCATTATATCTCCTTACATTTCCAAAGAACTTCTAACCATAATATTACTGTAAAAGAAACAAAACAACATAGTAAAAAAAATAAAATCATTAAAAATATTTCTTTATCCATTATTTTCCTTTACCTAAAATCATTTCAATCAAAGTAACTATAATCCATGCAGTAAAACTTAACAAACCTGTAATAATAAAACCATCTCTTATTCTTTCAAGTATTACTCTTTTTCTATATTTGGCTTGTTCATCTGCCTCTTGTTGTGCTTTTCTTAACCTTGAGCGCTCTTTAACTAAATCTTCCCATATTTGAGCATTGCCACTCCATACTAACGACTCTTTCAAAGACCTCTCAGCATCTCTTAACTTCTTTCTGTTAAGCACATTTGCCATTGCTTGTTGATTAAGAGATTTGTTCTTTTTACTTTTTTCTTGTTCTTTTTTTGCTTCTTCTTCGATAACATTTTTTGCAGAAAAAAACTTATCGAGTTCCTTTGCTATCTCACTTGTATCTTTAGCTAGTTTAATCCCAGTCTTGATACTCTTAATTGCTGTCGTTGCAACAGCCATAGCAGTTACCGGGTCGATAATATCACCCCATTCTTAACACTATAGACAACAATAAAATAATAATTGCACCAGCACCAGCTATCATAATATGTTCTATTCTTTTTATTCTCAAGATTGTTTCAATCCAACGTTCTGAACAGACAGCTTCATGTTTTGCAAATTGTTTTTCTAACTCCTGTATGTTCATTTAGGATACTTATCTTTAACAGCTTTTATTTTTGCTGTCATGTCATCACTAAACGCCCCAGCTTTATACAAGTCATCTAATTGGTCACCTATATTAGGATAAATTGGTTTTCTATTTCTCTTGTATTGTGCGTTAGTATATGCAGTTTTTAATTCTGTTATTTTTGCATTTACATCTGCTTCACTTGGTTTTGTAAAGTCTTTTATTATTACCTCAATGTTTGAATATACGTAACCTAAATTTCCATCTTTTAAACCATACCAACTGGGTGTGTCACCACCTAATTCCATCAGAGCAGCTTGGTAATAATCTGACTCTAATAATATGTTGTCTTCACTAACATTTATCCATCTCATGTTATGTTTCTCCCAATTTTGTAAACGATACATAGGTGTATGTGGTTGACCCTCCAGCAAATTTACTACCAGTGGCTAAACCTCCAGCAGTAAATTTAATTTTGTGTGT